CCAGAAAGAAGACGTAAAAATTGTATTAGAGTTCTAAGAAAATGCCTCAAGAGACCAATCTGAATGTTTCTCCATATTTTGATGATTTTAATGAAGAAAAGAACTTTAACAGAGTTCTATTTAAACCTGGCATACCAGTTCAGGCTAGAGAACTAACTCAGCTACAAACAATACTTCAGAATCAAATAGAGAAGTTTGGTAAACACTTCTTTAAGGAAGGTTCAATGGTCATTCCTGGCCAGATTGGATATGATTCATTGTATTATTCTATTGAATTAGAGGATACTTTTTTAGGTATACCTATTTCAGAATATCTTGACAAATTGGTTGGTAAGAAAATAAGGGGAGAAATTTCTGGTGTAGAAGCTACAGTAGTAAATCATATAACAGCTACTCAATCTGAAAGAGGTCATAATACTTTATATGTAAAATACAGCAAATCTGGAAATGATTTTACAACTAATGTTTTTAATGATGGTGAAAATTTAATTACATCTAGTGACATTGAATATGGTATATCTAGAGTCATAGCTAATAATCCTTTTGCCACAACACTTGCTTTAAATGCTGCGTCAATAGGATCTGCAGCTACGATTCAAGAAGGTGTATATTTTATCCGTGGATATTTTGTTAAAGTAAGTAATCAAACTGTTATTATTGATCAGTATAGTAATAATCCATCTTATAGAGTTGGTTTATTCATTGATGAAAATGTAGTATCTGCATTTGATGATTCTACTTTATTTGATAATGCAGCTGGATTTTCAAACTTTGCAGCTCCTGGCGCTGATAGATTTCAGGTAAAACCAACATTAATTAAAAAAGATATAGACGATCTTAGTGATGCAAACTTTATAGAGTTACTAAGATTAGATAACGGTGCCATTCAAAGAATGGTTAAAAAGACTGATTATAACCTTTTAGCTGATGAGTTTGCAAGAAGAACTTATGATGAAAGTGGTAATTATTATGTAAAACAATTTGGAGTTCAAGTTAGAGAATCTCTTAATGATTTACAAGGTAATAATGGAGTATATACTAAAGATCAAAAGACTTCACAAGGTAACGTACCAAGTAGTGATAGCATGATTCTTCAGGTGTCTCCTGGCAAGGCTTATGTACGAGGATATGAGATAGAAAAACAAGGTAATAATTTTATTGATGTAGAAAAACCAAGAACAATTAAAAAGTTAGAAAATCAAGTATTCGCATTTGATAAAGTTAGTAAGATAAAAGTAAATCGTGTTTATGGAACACCTTTTGTTGGAATGGGTGTCGATGGAACATATGTGGTTCAGTTGAGAGGTCAAAGAACAGGAGCAACTCATTCATCTCCATCCGCTGGAGAGCAAGTTGGTGATGCAAGAGTATATGATTATAAATTAGAATCTACTGTATATACAGGTGAATCAAGTGTCTATGAATTATTCTTATGGGATATACAAACACTTACAAAGATAACAATCAATAGTAGTCTTACTGCACCAGAGGGATCATTAATTGAAGGTCAGAGAAGTGGTGCAAGAGGATTTCTAAAAACTGCGGCTAGTGGAAGTACATTATTAACAATGACATCAACAAGTGGTAATTTTATAGTTGATGAACCAATAAAAGTAAACGGTGTTAATGATACTAAAACTGTACTTACAGTTACAGAATTTTCTATAGATGATGTTAAATCAATTTATCAACAAGTAGGTGGCTCTACATTCAATGCTGACACAATTCTTTCAAGAGAAGGTAGTCCAGCTCCTGCAGGCACTGAATATTCAATCACAACTGGTGGTACATGCACCGTGGCTGGAAATAGATTTTCCCGTGGTATCAAAGTAAATGATATTGTAAAGTATCAAAAATCAGGAGAAACTGAACCAACGTTCAACAGAGTTAGTGCAATTAATCCTAATGGATCACAAATGACTCTTGTTGCGGCCCCTGCTGATGTAACTGGAGTTTGTCAAAAAGAATTACCATCAGGTTCTACCTTAGTCACTAGTGATTTTAAAATCGTAAGACCTCAAATTATTGATGCTAAAGATTCAAGTTTTGTATCAGATATGCCAGCAAGTGCAATATCTAGTCTTGATTTGAGTTCATCAGAAATAACAACCAGACAAAGATTTACTTTCACTTCAACTAATGGATCTGCAACTGTAACGATAACATCAACTAATGAATTTTTTGAGTCATTTGATGAAGAAAGATATAACGTTTCATTTACTGGTAATGGTGGTGTTCAAACTTTGAGAGAAGAGAACCTAGTATTCTCTGCTGACAGAAAATCTGTGACTTTGAGACAGTTATCACAAAGTGCAGCTGGAGTCTTTACTGCAACAGTAAAGAGAACAGAAGTCAAATCTCAGAAGAAAACTTTGAACAGATGTAAAAAATTAATAATTAACAGATCTCAAAAAGATGGTTCTGGTGATGGTCAAAATACTCTTGGTGATGGATTAACTACAAATAATGTTTATGGTACAAGAGTTCAAGACAAGGAAATATGTCTTAATCAACCTGATGTTGTAAAGGTTATAGCTGTTTATGAATCAAGTACAGCTGGAGATCCTAATTTACCAAGTATAAGTCTTATCAATAGATCTGCAGAGTTAACTGATACCATACAAGGGGAATTGATTGTTGGTGACAATAGTGGTGCTACTGCTCAAGTGGTCACTAAAGCTGCTGGTTCTGTAGATATTGTTTATACAAATGACATACAATTTGAAACAGAAGAAATAGTTACTTTCCAATCTTCTGGTATTGTGGGTCAAGTTTCAGTGGTTACACAAGGTGATAAAGAGATAACCAAAAGTTTTATATTTGATGATGGTCAAAGACCAGAATTTTATGATTATGCAAGACTCATAAGAAAAGAGGATCAAGCTGAACCTACAAAAAGACTAGCGATAATATTTGATCATTATATACTTGATGGTGAAGTAGGTGATTTTGCTAGTGCAAATAGTTATTCTCCAGATAACTATGAGTTTGATATGCCTGTTTTTTCAGGTATTCCTTTGTCAGACTTTATTGATGCTAGACCTAGAGTTAAGGAATATAACTTATCAAGTACAACATCACCTTTTGATTACGATACTCGTGATTTTTCTGTTTCTGGAAATAAACCTCCTGTTATAGTTGGAGATGATGTAGTAACAATAGGATATTCACATTACTTAGCAAGAGTAGATAAACTCTTTTTAAGTAAAGATGGATTTTTTGAGTTAAAAAAAGGAGCCCCTGCACCGACAGCCGATGCGGTTCCTCCATCAGATCCAGCTGGTGCTTTCAGTGTTGCAACTATAGCAATTCAACCATATGCTAGAAATGCAAAGAGGGCCTCTAATATTAAATCAGCCAGACACAAGAGATATACAATGGCTGATATTGGTAGATTGGAAAAGAGAGTAAAGAACATAGAATTTTATACACAACTTTCATTACTAGAAACTGACACTGCTTCACTTACAATTACAGATGCTAAAACTGGTCTTGATAGATTTAAGTCTGGATTCTTTGTAGATAATTTTAGAAGTCATAATGGTCAAGCTCTCGGCAATCCTTTATCAAGATGTTCTATTGATAAAAAGGCTGGAGAATTAAGACCATCACATTATACACATGGATTAGATTTACTTCTAGGATCAGAACAAGTTATTGGTATTGGCACAACAGCAGATCCTGCAGCTGATTTAACTCAAGTTTCAGATTTACAATCAAACGATTTAAAGAGAAGTGGTGATGTTGTGACTTTAAATTATACAGAAGTACCTTATATTAGTCAACCTTTAGCAACAAGAACTGAAAATGTAAACCCATTTGCGGTAATAACATGGATTGGTGGTGTTGAATTAAATCCTAATAGTGATGTTTGGTTGAATGAAAATCAACTTGAATCCAACATTGTTGATATTGATGCTGGATTTACACAAGCCATGCAACAATTAGCAGTAGATCCAAATACAGGACTTGCACCAATTCAATGGGGTGGATGGGAAGAGGTTTGGTCATCTACAAATCTTGAAAGAAATACAATAGCTACTGATATTAATTCTACAGTTCTAAGTTCAAATACAGTCACTAGACGTAGAGGACAAGATGGTCATCCTGGCGGAGACAACAGGCCTGCAAGAATAACTACAACTCAGTTTATGGATCAAATGGTAGATACCATAGAGGAGACGATTACAGTAGATAGAGGATTGACTAGGAGTGGTATTCAATTCCAAGTTAATGAGAGTATTGATACACAAAGTCTTGGAAATAAGCTTGTAAGTAGTGAATTAATTCCTTTCATGAGATCTAGGAATATAGAATTTGTTGCAACAAGAATACAACCAAGAACACAATTCTATACATTTTTTGATGGCCAAGAAGTTAATAAATATGTGACACCCAAACTCATTGAAATATCAATGGAACAGGGAGTCTTTCAAGTTGGTGAAACAATAACTGGAATTTCTGCTGATTGGCAAACTGCAACAAATGGAAATGCAGCCTCAATAAAATTCAGAGCTGCACAACCAGATCATAAGTTTGGTGCATATAATAATCCAGAATTAGTATATGCTGTCAATCCATATTCAGATACTGATGGTGTTAGTTCTAGTTATTCTGCAACCAGTTCAATATTAAACGTAGATACTGGATCATTACAACAAGAAGTTCTTGGAACATTCCAAGGATTTATAAGTAAGAATATGATTCTTCGAGGTGAAACAAGTGGTGCTGAAGCTAAAGTAACAGATGTTAGATTGATAAGTGATGAAAAAGGTGCATTGATAGGATCATTCTTTATTCCCGAAGCTTCTTTACCATCAGCACCAGAGTTTAGAACAGGAACCAATACATTTAGATTATCAAGTAGTGCAGTAGATTCTAGATCTCCAGTCGATAGAGCATCAGTTGCTGAAGCGACATTTAACTCCAGAGGAACATTAAATACACTTCAAGAAGATGTTTTGAGTGTAAGGACTGCTGATATTCAAAGACAATCTAGAGAAGATTCTACAACCATATCTAATCAAAGCACAAATGTTTTCCAACAAACCGTTGGATTTGATAATAGAACAACCGAACAGGTACAGTGGTTTGATCCACTCGCAGAATCCTTTGAAGTTACAGAGGCAAATGGTATATTTGTATCTTCTGTTGATATATTCTTCCAAACAAAGGATGATGTTATTCCAGTTACATGTCAAATCAGAACCATGCAAACTGGATTCCCAACTAGAACAATTGTGCCGTTTGGTGAAGTTGTAATGGATCCAGAACAAGTAAATATTTCAGCATTTGGTACTATAGCAACTAGATTTACTTTCCCATCTCCTGTATTTCTTGAAGGTGGTGGAGGAGAATATGCATTGACCTTAATATCTCAATCTAATGAGTATAATGTGTTTATTGCACAAATGGGTGAAGAAGATATAGCTGATAGAAATCTTCAAGAAAGTGAGAGAAGAATCGTATCACAACAACCATACTTAGGATCTTTATTTAAATCACAAAACGGATCTACTTGGACTCCTAGCCAGTTTGAAGATTTGAAATTTATTATGAATAAATGTGAGTTTGTTCCTGGCCCAGGCGCATTGAAACTTTATAATCCCGAAATAGGTGTAGGAAATAAAGAACGTCCTATATTAAAACCTAATCCAATTATATTCAATTCACAGGAAGTTAAAATTCAATTAGCTGGTAATACCAGTAGTAGTTCAACTAATGAATTTCCAATTGGTTCTAGATTAATACAGGTTGGTGCTGGTGCATCTGCAGAAGGAAATGTTGTTGCACATCTTGGCCCACTTGCAACTGCAACATATCAGACTGGAAGTGGTATTGGACTAACTCCAGCTTCAGGTAACTTAACTTATTCAGGTATTGGATTAACATCAATTACAGGAGATGGCACTGGTGCAACTGCAAACATTGCTATCAATAGTGGAACTGTTAATAGTGTTAGCGTAGCTAGTGGTGGATCGGGATATAAGACAGGTGATGTTTTAGGTGCGAGTGTGGGTGAGAGTGGTAGAAATATTAGATTTACTGTTGGTGCAGTATCAAATGTGAATAGTGTAATTTTGAATAGAGTTCAAGGTAATTTTGATACAAGTAGAACTTTGAAGTTCATGAATAATACTGGTATTTCAACTAACTTGAACAACGGAGTTCCACAATCAGTTACAAATACTGGATCTGATAAAGATGGACTTCACATTCATGTAAGCCATAGAAATCATGGTATGCATGCAGTGAACAACAAGGTTACAATATCTGGTGTGATAGGTATATCAACTGTGACCACAATTACAGAAAAATATGCTCATAACGCAACATCAGCAATTAAAGTTAGTGGTATAAGTTTCCTCGGTGATTTTGAGGGTTTACCTGTCAGTGCAACGAATCCAGGCTACGTTCAGATTGGAAATGAAGTTATCGAATACACTGCAGCTGCAAGTAATGAATTAACTGGTATTACCAGAGGAGTAGATAATACAACTGCAGAGACTCATGAAGTAGGAAAAACTGTGCGTAAATATGAAGCTGCAGGCGTATCACTCCGAAGAATTAATACCACACATAATTTAATCGACAGTAGTATTCCACCTACTATTGACGGATATCATATTAAATTAAATGTAACTGGCACAGGAAATGGAATAACTAGAGATGGAACTAATGCTCTTAAGAAACTAAAAATTGCAGAGACAGAAATTGGTGGAGGTAAAGTTGTTAGAGCAACACAGAATATACAATTTGAAACGTTTACACCTTTAGTTGAATTTATGGTTCCATCAGATACTACTTTAGATGGTAGTATAAGAACAGTATCAGGAACTAGTGTTGATGGTAGTGAAGTTTCTTTTGCTGATCAAGGATTTGAAAGTGTATCACTTAGTGGTATTACTCACTTGACAACTCCTAGAATCATTGCATCTAAAGTAAATGAACAAACACAGTTAACATCTTTACCTGGCGGTAAATCATTTACGCAAGAATTAGTATTTAATACACAGGATAAAAATGTTTCTCCTGTTGTGGATCTAGATCGTCTTTCTATTATAACAACCACAAATAGAATTGATAACCCTGTATCTGATTACAGAACAGATTCTAGAGTCAATAGTATGTTTGCTGATCCTAATGCTGCAATTTATATTACAAAAGTTGTTCAGTTAGAAAACCCTGCAACTGCAATACAAGTTAAATTTGCAGCTTTCAGACATAATACTAATGATATTCGTGTAATGTATAGATTAATTAGAACTGATGGAGTAATTGCAGATTCACCATATGAATTATTCCCTGGCTTCAAAAATATGACAGACACAACTGGTGATGGATTTGGTGATCAATTAATTGATGCCAAAAATAGTGATGGTACACCTGATAGATTTGTTCCTGCTTCTCGTACACTACAAGAATTTAGAGATTATCAGTTCACTGCTAATGATTTAGTGGAGTTCAGTGGATTTCAAATTAAAGTGGTTATGACTGGTACAAATCAGGCTTATGTTCCAAGAATTAGGGACTTCCGATCAATCGCACTCGCATAATGAATTTTAGACAAGTAGAAGGTAGATCAGATCTTTTTAGAGATGATGATAATGGAGCTATAGTAAATACTGATAGATCCGCATATTTGGCCTACAAGGCAAAAAAACAACAAAGGTTAAATGAAATGGGTCGAATTGACAAATTACAGAATGAAATTGATGAAATCAAGTCACTTTTGTATAAAGTGATTGATAAGTTGTAATTAGATAAATATATCTAGACGAAACTAACTCTAAAGAATGGCTGTATACGTTGTAAATCTGGTGATTGATCAAGGGGCTGATTTTACTCAAACATTTAATCTTGAGGAAGATGCGACTGCTTCTGCGTTGGATTTGACTGGATATACTGGTGCAGCACAACTACGTAAACATTCTTCTAGTAATAAGAAGTTTGATTTTACAGTGGCTTTCCCTGATAGGGAAGCTGGAATTGTGAGAATTGATATGACAGATACGATAACGTCTAGTATTAAACCAGGCCGTTACGTTTATGATCTTCTTCTGACTGCTTCTGGTGGTACAAGAACAAGAATTGTGGAAGGTTCGGCTTTAGTTAGAGAAGGAGCAACAAGGATCTAATTATGGGAGTCAAAGTACGAGTTGGTCAACAAACTGGTGTAAAAGTTCCAACCACTTCATCTACTGCTGGAGGAACAGTCGCAAGTCTACAGGACACTGATGTGTCAAATGTAGTGAACGGATCTGTTCTTGTTTATGATGCAAATGTAAGTCGATGGGTTGCCGTCAACGAAATAACACCAGGCAATACAAAAAATTTAGATGTTAATGGAGGATCGTTCTAATGGCCAGTAAGATTAGGATACATAGATCTACTGGTGCTGCCGCTCCCAGTTCTTTAGAGTTTGGAGAATTAGCTGCAACCGTAGAACAGGCAACCGCTGGTAATTCTGCGAATAAAGCGGGTCGTTTATTCATAGGTAACGTTGCTGGAAACCCAGTAGAGATTGGTGGAGAGTATACATATAAACTTTTAGATCACACACCTGGCGAGTTACACTTATCGTCTGCGTTGATTACAGATGCGAACGCAAATATAAACGGATTAAGAATAGCTGGTATTGCAACAATAACCAGAACAGATATTACAGATGCAGTCACACAGAACCTTAGAGTTACTGGTGTAGGTACATTCGTTGCAGGGTTAGACTTAAATGGTAATGTTACCATTGGAGACAATCATACAGATATATTAACAATCAATTCCAGAACTGGTGTCAGCACAGACATGACACTGAATAATGGATTGAAGGTGGTTGGTCTAACAACATTCAGTAATGCTGTTGATGTTAATGCAACTACAGCTTTCGGTGATGATGTAACTTTTGAGACTGCAAATACAAAAAATATTCTTTTTGATAAGTCTGATAATAGATTAGAATTTGGTGATAATGTATTAATATCTTTTGGTGATTCTGAAGATTTTAACATAAAGCATGATGGTACAAATACTTTACTTGATAATAGTACAGGTGATCTTTTTATTAGAAATAATTCTAATGCAATAAAAATACGACCTAAATTGGATGAAGAATCCATAGTTGCTCATGAAAATGGATCGGTTGAATTACATTTTAATGGAAATAAGAAATTTGAAACCACTGCGACTGGCCTAACCATAACTGGAACACCCATCATTAGTAACTTAACAGCTACTCGTGTTCCTTTTGTTGGATCTTCTAAAGAATTAGTTGATAATGCTAATTTCACATTTGGATCAAACGTACTGAACGTTGTTGGTAGAGTTGATGCAACAGACGTTGATGCTGGATCAAATCTTCGTGCAGTCACTGGTGTTGTAACTAACTTTACTGGTTCACATAACACACTTACAGACACAGTTGGTACAGGTGCGACATTTACAACTACATTCCGTCTTGGTAGTGGTGCATCAGATTATAGTTTCCCGACTTCAAGAGGATTCAACGATCAGATTCTAATTCTGAATGGTAGTGGACAACTTGCATTTGAAGATGTGCCTGGCACATTGGTTATTAGTGCTGGTTATGCAGCTACTGATGCAGTACAACTGTTACCTGATGTATTAACAATTGCTGCAACAACAAACGAGACAAAGACAACTCTAAGTGATAACACGATTACTGTTGGTCTTTCAACAGACATCATAGTTAGTGGTGGTGCGACTGTAGCTAATAACCTTCATGTTATTGGTAACTTAAAGGTAGATGGTACTCAGACAATCTTGAATACAATTCAGGTTGATGTTCAGGATAATACAATCGGTGTTGCGTCAACTTCAACTGCAAGTAATACTACTGCAAACGGTGCTGGATTCTTCGTACATGGTGGTGGTGATGGTAATAAAGAAATACTTTTCAATACAGTTAATAGTGCGTTCCAAGTAAACCAGAACTGGCTTCCTGATTCTGACAATACAAGAAACTTAGGAAAGGCTGGTCAAGAATGGAAAGATTTATTCCTTGACGGAACGGCGACGATTGATGCTCTGACGATTAATGATGCTGCGTCAATTGATGAAGGTGCAGACTTTACCTTTAATGGTGCGTCCTCTAAGGACATGGTATGGGATAGTTCTGATGGTAACTTAGAATTTGCTGATAATACAAAAGCCACCTTTGGAACAGACGATGATTTGATGATTTATCACGATGGGAGCCATTCAAATATTTACGATGGTGGAACAGGTGATTTAAGAGTTACAACGAATGGTGGTAAAATTGATTTTCAAAAAAATGGTGGAGAAATATTAGCAAGATTTTATACTGACGGAGCCAGTGAATTATATTTTGATGGGTCAAATAAACTACAAACTAAAACAGACGGTGTTAACATAACAGGAGAACTTGAATGTGATACACTAGACGTTGATGGTAACGTTGATTTTGATGGTGGTCAAGTTACTTTCAATGCTACTTCTAATACATTAAACTTTGTTGATGATGCAAAAGCAAGGTTCGGAACAAGCAATGATTTACAAATTTATCATGATGGCAGTAACAGCCACATTGTAGATAGTGGAACTGGCGTTTTTATTGTTAATACTAATAGTTTTCAGGTAAAAAACGCAGCTAATAGTGAAATGATGGCAAAATTTGTTGAAAATGGCGAAGTAGAACTTCGCTATGACCATCAGAAACGCATTGAGACAACGGCTTACGGCGTTGACGTAACTGGTACTGCACAATCAGATACTTTAATCGTAACAGGTGTATCAA